GCTCAAGCAGCAATTAATAAAATAAAATCAGTATATAAAGAAAAAGGTTTACTTGAAGCTATAGCTTATGTAGTTGTTATAGTAATTGGATTTAAAGTTGTAGTTATAAATGGAATTATTTATTCAATAAATTATTTATTTTTGACCAACATTAAATATGGACCAGTCCTCTATTATATTTTTGGAATTAAATTAATCTAAATGTTTGGATTAAGTGCATTTGCAGAATCACCTTTTGCTTCTTTAGCTGGCCTTGCGGGTAATGTAAATGTATCTTTAACGGGACAATCTGCTACTGGATCATTAGGCACGACTACTTTTGTTTGTGTAGCTCATATAAACCCTACAGGTCAAGTAGGAACTTCTGCAATAGGTGGAGTAGGTGTTACTGCTGGCGGAGATATAGGTGTTACTGGTTTTGCCATGGCATCTGGATTAGGATCAATAACAATTAGTGGAGACTCTATTTTTACGGTAAGTGAAGATACCGAACAAGTACCAGCAGCCGCTTCAGCATTGAGTGGTGTAGGAGTAAATGCTCAAGCTGTAGCAACCTTACCTAGTTTGAACACAAGTGTTGGTTCGGTAGGAGTAACCGTAACCGGGGTAGCAAATCTTACACCAGCTGGGCAATTAGGTACCTCTGCTTTAGGAACGATTACACAAAGATCAAGTAATACTATTATCATTTCAGGATTTGGTTTAACTAGTGGTTTGGGAACCATAACACCAGTAGCTAAAGCAAATGTAACTCTTGTTGGAATTGAAATGATAAGTGGATTATCTACGGTATTAGTTTGGTCTATGTTGGATGATTCTCAATCATCAAGCTTTAGTGAAATAACAGAATCTCAATCATCAAGCTTTAGTGAAATAACAGATACTCAAGATCCTAATTGGGAAGATGTGGCTTAATGTTAATAATTTAATTATAATTTAACGAGGTAAAAACATGGCAAGCACTTACGAAAATAATCTCAGACTTAGAGAGATGGGAACTGGTGATGAATCAGGTACCTGGGGTATTCGTACCAATGAAAATTTAGAACTGATTGGAGAAGCGTTAGGCTATGGCACAGAAGCGGTTAGTGGCACAACACACACAACAACCATAGCTGATGGATCTACTGATCCCGGCAGAGCAATGTATCTTAAATACACTGGCGCTTTAGGTGCAAATTGCACGATAACTTTAGCGCCTAACACGATTTCAAAATTATGGTTTATTGAAAATGCAACTACTGATTCAGGTAGTTCAGGACCATACAGCATTATTATATCTCAAGGATCTGGCGCAAATGTCACTATACCAAATGGTAAAACTAAACTAGTTTATACAGATGGAGTTGGTTCTGGAGCTGCTGTAGTTGATGGCTTTGATAAAATAGACATAGGTGCTAATGCAACAAAAAACGGTGGTGGTTTTAGTGATGTTACTGCAACTTCAGTAACAACTTTTACCAATAAAACTTTTGATGCAAATGCTTCAGGCAACAGCATAACTAACATAGAAAACGCAGATATTAAATCAGGTGCTGCAATAGATGCTGCAAAAATTGCAAATGGAAATGTTAGCAATGCAGAGTTTCAATATTTAGATGGTGTGACTTCTGCTATACAAACCCAATTAGGTACTAAACTAAATTTAGCTATACCTAACGATGCCTACATTAATTCTGCTGAAGGTGATAACAGAATTTTTTATGCTAATAGTGGCGAAACTTATTTTAAAGCAGACGGTAGTCATATTTTTAGAAATGCTTCGGATAGTAATACAGCTACTCTTGACACTAGCGGTAATTTTACAGCTACAGGTAATGTAGGTGCATATTCTGATATGGCACTCAAAGAAGATATTTATCAAATAGAAAATGCTTTAGAAAAAGTAAATCAATTAAGAGGTGTTCACTTTACTCGTAAATCAAACAATTCAAAAGAAATAGGAGTAGTAGCTAACGAAGTAGAGAAAGTGGTGCCAGAGCTAGTAGATGAACATGAAGACAAAGAACTAGGCACAGTAAAAACTATGAAATACGCCAATACAGTAGGACTACTTATAGAAGCAGTTAAAGATTTAAGCAAACAAGTAGAAGAACTGAAAAATGACTCTAGCAACTAGCGGTAACTTAACTTTAAATCAAATACACATAGAAGCTGGAGGCTCTTCTGGCACAGCATGCACAATAAACGATAGTGATATTAGAGGCCTACAAGCAGGGGCTGGAAAAACTATAAATTCTAGTTCAGGCACTGCTATTGAAATAGGAGATTTTTATGGTGCTACTAATGATCCAAGATCTAGTTTGACAGGCTCTCCAAGTTTAACTGGTACTCTGACAGTCGCAGAGAAATATTCCACAATTTATATTGTCAATACTTCAATCAGCACTAACTGGAGAGGTTATGTAAATTCAACTATAAATATAGGAACAGATAGTGTAGGAAATAATATTCAACCTATGGGAGCTTGGCTAAATAACTCTACCTGGATGGGAGCAACTGTAGCAGGATTTTATGCTAGTCATTCAACATATGCATTTTTTGGCGGTATTCCTACTAGCGTAGAATATACTTTCGCTTTAAATGGAGCATATTTTAATTCTAATTGGACTTATATTGATTTATACCATCCTTACTCTAACTATAGCAATCCATATAGATTTACAAGAGCTTCTGCAACTTACAGTTATAATTCATCATTCACATTTTGGAAGTGGACTTTAAACACGTACACTCCTTACAATACCTCAGCTGGTCCTGAAAATTTAATATTGGGTTCTCCTAGAATTAATTCTTACCAACAAACAGATTATCAAACATTAACAATTGCATGATATATTAAGGCTAATTATGGAAATTTTATTATGGATAATATTTGTATTAGTAGTTGGTAAAGTTTTATTAAAAGCTTTAGCTCCTTATGCAAATAGAACTTTAGACGATAAATTAAAAGGGTACTGGGAAGATTTAAAAAATTATTTTTAATTTAGGTTGCAGTGGACGATCTAGTTAAAATAATTAACGAAGTAGGATTTCCAATAGCAGCAACTTTAGGTTTAGGATTTTTTCTTTGGAAACTTTTAAATAAAATCATTAACGGCATGGAACAAAAAATAGATGTAGTTGATGACAAGATAAACGAAAGCATGGCAGCTATGGAAAAAAGATTAGACTCTAAGTTAGACTCGCAAACGGGTATATTAGTTCAACTAATAGACCGTGTTAGATCTGTAGATAATGAAATAATAAGACAAGACGTTTTGTTAAAAACTTTGTTAAATGCGCCAGAGCTTATAGAGCCTGATAAATTGTCTAAATCTGAAAGAAGTGACAAACGCAAAGATTGATATAAAATGTAACGAAATATAAAAAAACATGGCAAGAACTACAGTAACAGAAATAGATAAAAGACTTAGCTCACATGAAGCCGCATGTGAACAAAGGTGGAGAGAAAATTACAGACGTTTAGATGCTATTGAACAAGGCATTACTTCAATAAATAAAAGCATAAGAAACAGTTTAATTTTTACAATCACTGTATTTTTAAGCGTTACAGCTTTCTTCATACAACAAACTCTTTTTTAACAAGGTAGGTATTTAGTATGCCTTACAATAAGATTTTATTTAAACCCGGAATAGATAAAGAAGGAACCAGTCTTACCGCAGAGAATGGTTGGTTCGATGGCAATCTAGTTAGATTTAGAAAAGGACTTCCAGAAAAAATAGGCGGCTGGGCAAAAAATTCTAACTCCACTTTGTTAGGAACTCCTAGAGCTTTACACGACTGGGTAAAGTTAGATGGCACAGATCTTTTAGGTGTTGGTACTACTTTTAAATATTACATAAAAGAGGGATCTAATTTTAACGACATCACTCCTCTTAGGGAAACAACCTCTGCTGGCGATGCAACATTTGCTAAAGTTGGAAATAGCGACGCTACGATAACAGTTACTGAAAATGGACATGGGGCTTCAGTTAATGATTTTGTAACCTTTAGTGGTGCTGCAGCTTTAGATGGAGGAAGTGGGAGCGGAAATATTACTGCATCTGTATTAAATCAAGAATATCAAATTGCTAGTATTGTTGATGGTAATAGTTATACCATTGAAGCAAAAGATACTAGCGGTAATACTGTTTTAGCAAACGCTAATGACTCTGGTAATGGTGGTAGTAGCACAGTAGCAGCTTATCAATTAAATGTTGGGCTAGATTCTTTTGTAGCTTCTACTGGTTGGGGTGCTGGAACTTGGAGTTCTAGTGGTTGGGGTTCTTCTACTCCTTTAGCAGCTAACAACACATTAAGAATGTGGACCCATGATAATTTTGGCGAAGACTTAGTAATAAATCCTAGAGCTGGTTCTATATTTAGGTGGGACGCTACCAATGGAGTTACAACTAGAGCAGTAGAATTACAAAATATATCTGGTGCTAATTTAGTTCCAACTCGTTGTTTACAAGTTTTAACTTCTGATGTTGATAGACATTTAATAGTTTTAGGCGCTGATCCTTTAAATGCTAATGGCACTGCTAGAACTGGAGCGATAGACCCTTTATTAATAGCTTTTTCTGATCAAGAGAATTTATTAGAGTTTGAAGCTAAAGCTACTAATACAGCTGGTTCAATAAGAATATCCTCTGGATCTTTAATAGTAGGCGCATTAAAAGCCAGACAAGAAACTTTAATTTGGACTGATGTTTCAATGCACTCGCTACAATTTGTTGGCGCTCCATTTACTTTTGGAGTTAATTTAATTAGTGAGAGTGTTGGTTTGATTGGGCCAAAAGCAGCAATAAATGCAGACAACGGAGCTTATTGGATGGCTGCAGATGGATTTTATTTTTACAACGGTTCTGTTCAAAGATTGCCTTGTTCTGTTTTAAATCATGTTTTTGATGATTTAAATTTAGATCAAGTTTATAAAAACTTTGCTTTTACTAATAGAGAATTTAACGAAGTAGGTTGGTTTTATTGTTCTAGTTCATCTAGCGAACCAGACAAATACGTAGTCTTTAATTACTTAGAACAAGTGTGGAGCATAGGCGAATTATCAAGATTCTCTTGGATTGACAGAGGCATATTTCAATACCCTATGGCAATTGGAAAAGAAGGTTCTTCTTTCTATTTATACGATCATGAAAATGGTAATGATGATGATGGCTCGCCAATGGATAATGTTTTTATAGAGTCAGGAGATTTTGATTTAGAAGATGGCGATAAATTTATTTCAGTTAGAGAAATAATTCCAGATATAAGATTTACCGGGAGCAATGGTAACGCAGCGTTAAATGTTGTTTTAAAAACCAGAGACTTCCCAAATGATACACCAACAACAAAAGTTACCTCATCAATCACTAACACAACAAAAAAAATAGATACTAGAGCAAGAGCTCGACAAGCAATTTATAGAATAGAGTCTGACGATGATAACGATGTGTCGGTAAGAAATGGCATGGAATTTAGATTAGGAGCAACTAGATTTAATTTTAGAGAAGACGGAAGAAGATAATGGCTAAGATATTAGAAACTAGATTGCCTTTAGCTGGGTTAGAAATAACGCCAGAGGTATTTAATAGATTAGTAAGAATACTAGAGTTAAATTTGCAAAAAGTAGATTTAAGCGCTACGCCTACAACAAACGAACAAAGAAAATTAATAGATAATTTTAATCCAGGAGATTTGGTATTTAATACTGATACTAATACTTTAGAGTTTTTTGATGGTGTAGGTTTTGAAAAAATTACAAGCACGCCAAGGACTTCTTTACAAGCAAATGCTTCTCTAGGAGAAGTAACTGTTGCTGAAGAAAATTCAACATCAATAATAGTAAGTATATAAAATGGAAAATTGGAACAGCGATACTAAATTAAGTCAAAATTTTAAATTAAAAGAGTTTGAAAAAAGTTTTGTAGCAAAGAGAAAAAATATAGATAATTGTGTTCATGATGAAGAAACTTTTAAAAACCTTGAACGACTATGTAAAAACATCGTTCAACCAATTAGGAATCATTTCAAAATTCCTTTTAGTCCTAACAGTGCTTATCGCAGTATCACTCTTAACAGATACATTGGCTCTTCTGATACTAGTCAGCATGTACTAGGCCAAGCGGTAGATTTAGAGATACCTAGAGTAAATAATCAAGATCTATTTGATTATGTAAGAAAAGAATTAAATTTCGACCAAGTAATTTTAGAATACTATGATGGCGTAAATCCAAGCAGTGGCTGGGTTCATATATCTTATGTATCAGACAAAGATAATAGGAACAGAGCCATGACTTTCGATGGTAGCCATTATAGAATAGTAGAGGATTAAATATTATGATTGAATCATTAGTAAAGCCAGTAAGCAATTTAATTGGTAAATTTGTTAAAGATAAAGATTTACAAGCTCAATTAGACCATGAGCTATCGACTTTATTTCATAAAGCTAATCTAGCTCAGATAGAAGTAAATAAGATAGAAGCTCAAGGTAAGCCCTTTCAAAGAAACTGGCGACCTTCTGTTGGCTGGATATGCAGCTTTGCATTGGGTTATCATTTTATACTATCTCCTATAATTGAGGTTATAATAAAAGTTTCTGGCGCACAAATAGATATGCCAGAGTTTGATTTTTCGCAGTTATCTGCGATTCTCATGGCACTTCTAGGAATGTCTGGGCTTAGGTCATACGATAAAATGAAAAAAACTGATACTAAAAAATGAAAGACATAAAAGAAAATCAACAAGGTTTAAAATCATTAGCATCTGAAAGACCAGATGTAGTTAAAAAAATGGGCTATGATCCAGAAAGTTTTTACGCTGGTGGTTTAGCTATGCTAGCAGAAGGGGGTTCGATTGATTTTGCGGCATTGTCAAAAGCTCTTGGCAGTATGGGTGGTGAAGAAACTACAGCTTTCAATGCTGTTATGGGAGATGCTGTACCTGCGGCTAAGGCAAGCGTAACAAGAGTTGGTGGTTCTATGGAGCCAGATGATGCTATTGAAGAATACAAAAAAAGACAAGCAATAGAAGAAATAGAAGACCAAAAAGAAGATGAAGAGATAGCTGAAATGTTTATGGGCGGCATCATGGATTATGTTAAAGATAAAGCAGGTGCAGTTAAAAATTATTTTACTGGATCTGAAAATGATGAAGATATTAATGAGACCATGAAAAGAATAGATGGTAAAAAAGAAGATGGCGAAGATGGCGAAAATGAAAACGACGATCAAAATGAGGCAACAGGTGATAAAGAAGGTATAAAAGAATTAACCAAAGAAGAAAAATCCCTCAAAGTAGCAGATGGTTTAGCTGCTCTATCAGAAGGTATGGGTGGCATGAGCGGTACAATGTCTAAAGGATTTATAGGACAACCTATCGGAGCCAGCATGGTTCCTTTTACAAGAGTTGGCATGGCTGAAGGCGGAATGGCTGAAGGCGGTATTAGAAACATGTTTATGGGAGGAGAAGCTACATTTAGTTATGCTCCATTAGCTAATTTATATTCTGGTATTGGAGGGTTAGGAGATGCTGGAGTTTTTAATAATCCTGTATCTGCTAATATGTCTAGATCTTCAATGGAAGACGAACAAGCAGCAAGTCAAAGAGAAATGTTAGCTTTAATAGACAGATCTCCTTTGTCAGCAGCTGATAAAACAATTCAAAAACAATTAATAAATTTACAAGTAGGACAGCAGACATTACCTTTAAGCCCTCAGTATGTAGCTTCTGACGCACCATACAAAGCGCTTTACAGACCATATTTTTCTGAAGTAACAAAGGCTTATAACGCTGCTAACCCTGGACCTTTTAGTGCTATGGCAGCTCCTCCTAAAGAAAGAGTAGATTTTAATTTGGGTATGCAAGCAGATGGCAGAATGGCAGCGCCGAGGAAGGTTGCTGGCGTAGAATACGCAAATGATGGAATGTTAATCGAAGGCAAATTTTTTCCAGAAACAGATGAATTAGTATCTGGCCCTGGAGGAGAGCGTGAAGATAAAATTCCAGCGATGTTAAGCGATGGTGAATTTGTGGTTAATGCTAGAACTGTAAGAGGTTTAGGTATGCAAATGGGTGCAGACCCAATGGATTTAGAAGAACAAAAAGATATAGGCGCTATGGTGCTTGAATATTTACAAGATACTTTAGGCCCTAATGGTGAAATGGCTGAGAAAATAGGCGAAGAGGGATTAGGCGCTTTAGTAAGAAGCATGGCATGAGTAAATTTACTTTAGATAAACTTTCTTTTAATGAACAAGATGGCAAAGATATAGCTGATTTTTTAGCTAGATATTTTCACGCTGAACATTCTTTAGATGGTGGCAAGTCTCCTAAAATACATTGGGGCAAAACATCTTGGCAGATAAACAATGTCTTATTAAAAGGCATTGTCTATGTGGTAAGAAAAAACAAAAACATCATTGGCACTTTAGGTTTAAAAGAATGCTCCCACTGGTGGTCAGATGACGCTTTTATAGGTGATACTTGGTTCTTTGTTAGACCAGAATTTAGAAATGTTAAAGATGATGTAAAGCCTTCTAATATGTTATTGGAAGCTGGAATGAAATATGCTGAAGAACAAAATTTACCACTGATCATGGGCATATATAATGTCGGCAGTCTGGATAAAGCAGAAAAATTATTATTAAATAAAGGGTTTCATCAAATAGGTGGAACTTATTATAATGGCATAAATAGGTAATATTATGGGTTGTACTTGCGAACAAAAACAACAAGAAGGGCCACCAGCTAAAGCAGTTGAGTTGCCTACTACTGGTTATTCTTTTATATCTCCTTATATAGAGGACTATAGTAGAAGAATATTAGGATCTTATTTTGGAGAGCCTGGACAATACGAAGGCTTAATATCTCAAGAAAGACCTATACCTATTGAAGGCACAGCACAACTATCTGATTTAGAAAGACAAGCAGCAACTGGTGCTGGAAATCTAGAAAGATTTGCAGGCTATACCCCAGAAGGAATTAATTATTTAAGAGACGCTGGCGCTTTAGCGAGAGATCCTATGGCAGCAGCTCAAGCTAGATTTAATCCTTATGAAGACGCGGTAGTACAACAATCAATAGATGATATTACCAAAGCTTATCAACAAAAAGATATTGGCATTAGAGATGATGCTTACAGAGCCGGGGCTTATGGCGGTTCTAGAGGAAGACTAGCACAAGCAGAAAATCAAACTGCTTTAGGTAGAGGTTTGCTAGACGCTGTTAGTGGTATTAGAAGACAAGGATTTCAAGATGCTCAATCTCAAGTTAATCGAGATGTAGCTAATTTGAGTGGTGTTGGTAGTGGTATATCTAATCTCGCTGGCGCTGGACAACAACAAGCGATCGGCAGAATAGGTGCAATGGCTACTCAAGGTGCTGCTGCAAGAGGAATAGAACAAGCAGACATGAGTAGAAGATTTAGAGCAGCTGATAAACTAGCTGATGAACCATTTAACAGACTACAAAGAGGTCAGCAACTACTAGCTGGAATGCCTGCTGGAGGTGTTTCTGGGGGCACAGGAGCTCAAATATATCAACCACAAGTATTTACTCAACCTTCCCCATTATCTCAAGCAGCTGGACTTGGTAGCATGATTGCTGGTGCAGTCGGAGCAAGTGATGTTGAGTTAAAAGAAAACATTAGAAGGGTAGGAGATTATGACAACAACCTTGGCTGGTACGAATGGGATTGGAATGACAAGGCTAAAGAAATAGGAATCGAAGCAGAACCTACTGCTGGGTTCTTGGCTCAAGAAGTTCTCGAAGTAGAACCAGAGGCAGTAACTATTAAAGATGGTTACTACGCAGTTGATTACGCGAGGCTAATGAAGTGAGCGAAGGGATAAAAGAATTTTTTGTTCGACAGATGTTAAAAGATAATGACGACACAAAGACTAATCTTAGAGATATTACAGATATAATTCTTGACCCAGAAGATCCAATCGATCAAGCAGCAATAGCAATGGCCATGACTGGAGTTGGCGCTCCTGCTGCTGGCATAATGAAATTAGGAAACACTGGAAGAAAAGCTACCAAATTTTTAAATAACTTTATTCTTCCAACTAAAGCTAGTATAAAACCAAACGAAGATTTACTGAGAAAAGGTGGTAATGCTATCAAAGGATCTCTCATTGTTGATGATTTAGAAGAATTAATACCCGGAGTTGATGGTATGGCTAAAGGTGGCTTGGCTGATTTGCCAGTGCAACATGCTTTTCTTGGCGGATTGAGAGCCCTTATTAGAGGGGGTACTGAAGGTTTTAAAAAATATAAAAAATCACAAAAGAAAAATAAAGCTGATGATAAAAAAGATACAAAAACAGATACAAAGAAAGATACAAAAACAGATACAAAAACAGATGGAGAAAAATCATCTCTGTTGTTCAGTCCTAGAGGTGATGCGAAACGTGTTGGAGAAATCTCTTCAAACATAATTGCTAATGAGGCAGTGAGAAGCGCTATTAGAAACTCTCTTAGACTTGGTCTTTATGGTGGAGGTACAGGACTTGGATTATACGGAGCTAAAAAAGGTTATGACGCTTTATTCGGAGAAGATGAAAAAGAAAATACATCATCGTCCTCTACAATCGGTGATCCAATAGAGCCTAAAACATTTTTACAAAAACTACAGAGCATGGACCCAGCTTTAGCTAGGGCTTTGATTGCAGGTGGCGCTAAGATGTTGCAACCAACTGAAGGCCCAGTAAGAAGTTTCTTAGGGCTTGGCGAATTTGGTGAAGGATTTTCAGAATCTTTGGCTCAATCAGAAGCTGGTAAATCAGATACTCAACAATTGTACGAATCATATCTTGCATCTGTACCAAAAGGGCAGGCTCCTTTAGATATAGTTAGCTTTGCCAATAGTTTGAAACAAGATTCAGCTGATTTGCAAAACCAAGAAAATAGACTTCTAGTATATTTACAAGAAAATGCTAATGTTAGTAGTAGCTACACATTGTCAGACTTTGCAGTTGAGAAAAAAGATCTTGCAGCAATAGGTATTGATTATCAAGGCGAAAAAGATCCAAGTGTTGATGAATTGTTACTTCGTTATAGTGGGCCAGAAAGAGAAAGTATAATAAATCTTATTGTTTCAAAATCCTACGTTAAAGATTAATTGTTAGGTAATATGTATGCCAGTAATAAATGTAGATGGGGTGAGAGTTTTTGTAGAGGAAGGAAGTCCTAATCCAGAAGCTACAGCTAAAAGAAAATTAAAATCTATGCAAAGTGGAGACAACTTCTTAGGAGAAGTTGGTAGAGGTATAGGTGCTGGTTTAGTTGGAATACCTCAAGGAATCACTACATTAGGTTCAACCATAGTTGATGGTATCTTTGATACTGATTTAACAAAAAGTCTCAATCAATACTTTGAAGAATTCAAACCAGAAACCAATAGTACAGCTGGACACATTGCTCAATACATAACTCAATTTGGTATTCCTGGAATAGGAGTTGCTAGTGCTGTATCTAAAGCTGGCAGAACTGCACAGATATTATCCGCTGGTGCAGTAGATGCGGCTGTTGCTACTGATGATGTAGAAACTTTATCTGATTTATTTTTTGACGAAGTTAATGATCAAGATAGATTAGCTGCAATTAATGGTTCTGAAGCAGCGGCCAGTAGATTGTTAGAAAGACTAGCAGTATTTGGTGAAACTGCTGGAATAGTTGGGGCTTTGCCAATAGCCTTAAAAGGCTTGGCTACAACTGGTAGAGCAACTGCTGAAGTTGCTGGAGTTGCAGCGGCACCATTAGTAAAAGCAGTGGCATCTAGCCCGGTTACTACTGCTGTTACTAATAGACTCATGCCTTCTACTGGACAAACATTTACCAGTGTAGATGACGCAATCAAAGAAAGATCAGATAGCTTTATGGATGTTATTAAAGATAAGTTTACTTTCCAAGGCGGTTTAAGAAGTGATGATATTGCACAGTTAAAAGAAGCTCAAGTTCAAGAAACTAGAAGACAAATAGCACAAGTAGAACAAGACTTTGGGGAAGTAATTACTACAGTAAAAAAAGCTGGAGTCAGCGGAACTTTAAATGCTACAGACCAAGATAATTTAGCTAAAGCTATTGGTGATTATTACTCACCATTAACAAGACTTAGTTATGAAAATCCAGCAATACTAAAAGATGTAGATGCAAGAAAAACAGCCGCAGAAAATATTCAAAAAAGAGCTTTAGAAATTATTAAAAGTTACGAAGACGGAGTTGGAAATAAAATAGATTACAAAGCTTTAGGCATACCCGATAATCAAAAAATATCTACTTTATTAGAACAGCAAAGAGATATAGTTAATTTAAATTCAGATACTATCGCAGGCTTTGCTGGAAAATTTGACAATGAATTTATTCCAAAAGAATATGGCAACATTTTAGATGATAATTATGGTCTTTACACAAACAGGACTTACAAGGCCATGATTGATAATGGTTATGTTATAGATCCAGAGCAAAGAGCAAAAGCTATTACTGAATTAGAAAATGCTTTTGCACAGTCTGGAGTTCCAAGAGAAAATTTAAGGGCTCATGCTGAACAAGCTTTTGATAATTTCTTAAATGGTAAAGCAGATGCTTTTCAATTTGAAACTCCGAAAGGAGGTGTAAATGTTTTGGCTGGTGCGGTAAGAAAAGATATTTTAAAAGGCAGAACTTTAGATAACTTGCCACAAGTAAGAAAAGCTTTAGGAGAAGTAGCTGGATACTTAGAACAAGACTGGAGTAAATCTTTAGCTAATACACAATTACAAGCTTTTCAAACAGTAAAGAAACAAGCTAATTTAGTTGGTAGAGTTAAACTATTTGATGATCTTGATAAGCTAAATAAAGATGCTGAACTTTATAACGTCAAGCCATTTATTTTTGACGAACAACAAATTACTAAAACTGGTACAGATAACATTAAGCCCGGAGAAACTTTTACAAAAGACGGTAAAGAATTTATAAAGTTTGATGACAAAGCTGGGCCACTAGCTGGCAAAGTTACGTCAAAAAGATTTTATGATGCTTTGCTAGACTCTACTAATACTTATGTAAACAGTGTGGCTGATGCTTTAGGCACGCCATATAAAACCTTTTTATCTTTAAAGTCGGCAGCACAGTACAACAAAACAGTATTGAGTCCTTCTGCACAAATTAGAAACCCTACTGGTGGTATTTTAATGACTCTTGCGGCAGGAAATATTCCGGGAGCTACATCTTTAGCTAAAGCTTTTAGCAAAGTTTTTAACAGATTTAATAAAGATCCAAATAAAAATACTTTTGCCATAGAGCCAGATAAAGATTTAATAGCAAGTGAAACTGTTAAGTTAAGAAAATTAGGTATAGTAGATGACAGCGCTGCAGCCATGACTGGTGAGATTGAAGACCTAGCTAAATTTGCTGAACAATCTAATTTTGTTAGCACAGTTGCTAACAGCAAAGCTATGAAAGGATTTAGAAATAGTGGTTTTAATAAAGGCGCTAGAAAAGCCTATACTGGAACAGATAGTGTTATTCGTGTAGTTAACTTTTATCAAGAAAGAGATACTTTATTAAGAGCTCTATTAAAGCATGGCGATAGTCCAATACCAGTTACATCCGTAAAAAATAAAATGGCTTTACAAGGAACTAGTACGAGCGGTAATGAATTACTTGATGGTGCTGAAAATGTAGCAAAATTAAGAGAAGCTTTTGAAACAAAGCCAATAAAGAAAGGTAACATTGAAAAATTTTTAGATGATAATTTAGGAGACAAAAAATTAAAAAATAAATTCATGAGTTTCTTAGATGAAGAAGGAGCACAGTTAGCAAAGAATCATTATCAAAATTACAATAGAGTAGGAGATATAGTTGGCGATTTAGCTAAACTACCTATTGGTAACTTTGCTGCTTTTCCATCTGAAATAATTAGAACCATGGGTAACATTGGTTATCGAGCTGCTCAAGAGTTAGCTAGTGGTAATCCAGAGTTACAAAAGAAAGGCATGAAAAGAGCGGTAAGTGCGTTAACTGTAACCACCGCCTTCCCAGCAGCTATGGTTGAGCTAGGTACAAAATTAACTGGTACGGATCAAGATCAAATAGATGCTTACAAAAGATCTTTTGCAGCGCCCTGGGACAAGACAGCTACATTAGTTCCAACTGGTACTGATAATAATGGCAACATAACTCAAATGATGAATTTAAGTTATACAAATCCTTATGATTATTTATCTAGACCTTTTGCTAGATTAATAGCGGAAGCTGAAGAAGGAGAAGCTAAAGGAGAAGGTTTAGTTAATAGATACACTCAAGGATTTATGTATGGTTTGGGAGAACTAACGCAACCTTTTGGTACGCCTTCGATTGCTACTAAATTATTATTTGAAACTGTTAGTGGTGAAACTGAAACTGGTAGAAGACTTTACTCTGCTAGTGACACTTTTGGTGATAAAGCTAGTAAAGCATTTGTTCATAATTTACAAGGTATGGCCCCACCAATTTTACCTTTTGATATTACCTCTGACCCGGCTGGTGGAGTTTTAGGAGTAAGCACATCGTTAAAAGATTTTCCAACAGCAGTATTTAATAGCACTGGCTTGATGGGTGACGACAGATTAATTAACAGAAGAGGAAACAGAATAGATCCAGCTGAAACTTTAGTGCAAGGATTTAGTGGTTTAAAAATTATCAAGCCACAAATAGGTAGAACTTTAAGATACAGAGGTTTTGAAACTAACGATGTAATTAGAGCGGCAGCTAATGAATTTAATAGAGTTGCTAGGTCTACTAATACTAGAGAGGCAGAAGACTTTACCAAAGCTTACATAGAATCTAATGAAGCTAGATATAGAGGTATGAGAGATCTTTATTTAGCAATAGAAGACGCAAGGCAGTTAGGATTAAATGATTCTGAAATATTAAAAGAACTTAAAACAGCTAAAGTTGCTAACGCCGATTATGTTATGGCTGGCTTGTTTAAACCTTCAGAACTTAGTAAAGAAGTTATTACCGAATCTCTTAGACAAGATTACAATAAAGCTAGAAACTTATTACCAATTACAAATATAGGTGTAGCTGAATCTAGATTAACTGGACAAAGATTAGAGGGAGGTTTTACTTCTCCAGATGAAATACTTAGAGGAGTTCAAGAAAGAAATCAACAAAGAAGAGTTAATCAAACACCAACAGTTTCGCAGCAACCAAGCGCCTTACGACAACAAGAACTTAATAAACTTCTGGGAATAGATTAAATACCAAACTTAATATGATCGGCGCTACCATTTTTCTCAGCTATTTCTATTTCTTTAATAGCTTTTTCTACCAACCATTCAACCGTGTTAGCACGGGTCCTGTGAGTTAATGATGCAAGCTTGCCTAGTTTTTTGTGAGTCTCTTTGTTTACTCCGATGGTTACGTGGGTTGCCATTTAGCTTCTCCTGGTATGTTAATTCTTTCTTAAAATATATAAAAAATTGTATAATAAATTATGGGCTATAACAAGAACAAATACGGAGCTATAAAGGTGAAGCTAGATGGTATCACATTTGATAGCAAATTAGAGGCCGCAAGATATAAATTCCTAAAAGAATTAGAATCTGCTGGCGCAGTGTCAGACATAGAAGTTCATCCGCAGTTTCCATGTTTTGTTGAAGGTAAAAAGATCTGCACTTACATAGCAGACTTTAAATATAAAAATGTCAAAGGAGAAGAAGTCATAGAAGATACTAAGGGAGTATTGACTGATGTCTTTAAATTAAAAAAGAAATTAGTAGAAGCAATATACCCGGACGTAACCATAGAAGTAATTCATTCGCCTAGAGCCTAATGACTCAAAAAACCAGAACTTGTACGCTTTGCAAGAAAAGGCGGAAGATTAAATTTTTTGAAGCTAGAGAACAAACTGGTGGTGGCACAACCTATCGCGGCCTTTGTAAAGATTGTCATGTGATAGATAGAAACAGAAAACGATCATCAAGTTACAAAAGTTTTTTAAATTTACTTCACAATCAGTTAAGACATACTAGAGTTAGTAAGAATCCAGAGAAGGATTGGGAGATAACGCCAGAAGATTTAATAGAGATATGGGAAAAACAAGAGGGTCTTTGTGCTTTGTCTGGCGTATTGATGACACACTATCGAGATGGCAATGGTAAGAAAGATTTAAATGTAACTATCGATAGAATAGACCCAGAAGAATGGTATGTTAGATACAACATTCAATTGGTTTGTCAGCGTGCCAACATCATCAAACATACCTTGAGTGAAGACATGTTGCTTTGGTGGTGTGAAAATATATTAAGAAATAAAAAAAAATAAAGTGTCAGCTTCCCTCTATATATGATGAACATATATTTAAAGATCTACACTAAGCTAATGCTTTATTTGTAAATCTGTTTTATTTTATAACCTTTCTCAGAGTTATTAAGATTTATCATCTTACGCTCTACTCTTGGCAATGAGTTCCAAAAAGCTGGAGAGTGTTGATAATCATATAAACCGCAGACAGAACAACGGCCTTTATCCATAGTATTGTGCCAACTACAAGCTTCGATACAAGGATAATCAGCGAGACTGGTAGTTTCGCCTCTAAGACTAGCTATGTTTTTAAATGTATTTAATTTAAATATTTTAGCCATTACGCACCTCTTTATAGAGATATGCGTATTATATAACGATTTTTATATATTATTGCAAACTTTTTGTTAAAAAGGTGTGGGTATCAAACCAAATATAAGTTCATGATCAGGACAATTTTTCTTATCCATTTGTTGTTTTGGATTTAATAAAACACCTTTCTTCCCGCAACGCCAAGTAGCCCCGGAAACTTCTATCATTGGCTTTGAATGTTTGCAGTTTCTACAGTTTTTAAATTCTGGTTCTGCCCTACCTAAATAAACTTCTCTAGATTCTTTTGGTAAGTTCTTAACTTTCCAATCGTTCTCACTCAAGAATAAATCTGGCGGCTCTGGTGCAGTAATAATTCTTTTGGCTTTATCTATTAAGGAGACAAACAAATCATGATTGTATTTAATTACTTCAGTATAAATATCAGAATTGTTTTTGTTGTAAACCAAAGCCAATGACTTAGGTAATTTAAAAGAACCCATATAACAATGCACTTGCGCTTCATATTCTAGTGACCAACGCTCGTAACTACCTTCACTTACTAGATTGTTAAACCTTCTGTCATTAGAACTCTTAACTTCCAGGACCATAGAATCATCATCATGTTCTGGCAAGTTTTTAACTACGCCATCTATGTGCCCAGAGAAGTGATCGCCAAGTAAAGAAGCTTTAAACTGATCGCCTTTTTTATCTTCAGTAAATACTTCTACGCCATCTGCTTTTTTAAGATAATCAACGACTACATCTTCAATAACATTACCTAATTCTAAGATCCTAGATACTCTTGGCTCAAATTTATTTGGTGGTAAACACCATCTAAAATTTAACCACAACATTCTTTCATCTGGATTACCAATCTGACTCATACCTAAGTATGGTCGATACTTTGGCGGTTCAGATAACATCACATGATCTATCATTTTATTTATTTTGCTCATAGAAATATCTCCTTATCGTCAAAAATTACTTTCTTTATATTAAAATATTTACCTTCTCGTTTTATCCCAACAGACTTAACTCTTTTGAGAGCTCCTTGATTTATCTTAGCAGCTGCTTGCTCAGAAGTTCTAGGTACGCCCCAGATTTTTGGATCTACTAAACGACACCAATGGTTGATTGCTAGTCCGTGCATTCTTGAGTGGCCAAACATAAGTGGCATCATTCTAGGTAAGAACTGATTATCAACATAAAAGAATACCTTACAATATTTATTGCCATTTTTAGAGTCAGCAACAGCAGCACTAACGCTCGTTACAACTTCTAAAGAACTCTTATTCTTTTGTTTCTCATCAGAGATAACTGCTCCAGAATCTGCTTTGGTTTTCTTAGCTACCTTTCTTTCTTCCATAGGCACTAAGAAAGTTAAGAACTCTGCTACCGGGAACTCCTCATTGCATTCGACACATTTCTTTGCATGCGGCGGATTGACAGCTAAACAACTGCCACAGATTTTAGGTCTTCTTATTTTTACTTCTTGATCTGGCTTGGCTGTATCAATACAACCGTGTCTAGCAATGTTCTCGCCATAATCCAAAAGCAAACAATTATCTTTGCCTGGGTACAGTCGCATGCCTCGGCCGCACATCTGAACATAGAGCCCTAGACTTTTGGTTGGTCTTAACATAGCAATACAATCTGTTCTGGGCGCATCCCAACCTTCTGTTAAGACACCGACATTGCAAACAGCATGTACTTTCCCAGATTCAAAGTCTTCCAGTATTTGTTTTCTTTCTTCTCCAGGGGTTTCGCCAGTTAGTAATCTTGCTTGAATCCCATGTTTCTGTAAGTGCATATTCATTTTCATAGCGTGCAATACTGATACGCAAAAAAATACGGAAGCTGTTCTGCCTTTGGTGTATGCTTTGTCTAGCCAATCATTAATGATAGCGACAATAGTTTTATCATCCATAGCTAATTTTTCTAGATCGGATTCTTTGTAATCGCCACCTTTAAATTTAAGCTTGGCTTTACTAGCATCAATAATAGTATTGTCATCTACTTTATAAGAAGTAATCCTAGCTAAATAACCTTGGTCTATTAAGTCTGGTATCTTTGCTTGATAAGCAATGTCATGAAAGAAGTGATCTTTTCTTTTGCCATAAATATAACCTTGACCCATACGATAAGGCGTAGCAGTGCAACCTAGAACACGCATAGCTCGTTCAGCAGATAACTCATTGATTATCTTTTGATATCTAGTTTGTTCGTCCGGGGATATGTTATGGGCCTCATCAATGATGGTGTAATCAAAATGCCCAACTTTTTTTAATCTAGATCCAGAAGCCAAAGTATCTCTTGAAGCTACAAGTATTTGAGAATCTATCTCAGATCTTTTTAACCCGGCTGATAGTACACCGACTGGTGCATCTGGCCATACTGATTTTATTTTTTCTTCTGCTTGTTCTATAAGTTCTTGTCTATGCGCTAAAACTAAAAACCTAGCATCAGAATATTTTTTTATGGTTCTTTTAATAAAGTTAGAAAAGATAACTGTCTTGCCAGACGCAGTAGGCAAACTGAGTAGAGGGTGTTTCTCTATTGACTCAGTTGCAAACCAACTTTCTAGCGCAGTGATAGCGTCTTCTTGATACGGTCTTAGTTTCATTGATCATCTTCCTTGTCCTCTATATGCTTTGAAGGACTTTCTTTTATTCTTGTTCATGCTACTGAACTTTACATTACGAGAACCTTGGCTAGTCTTTTTATACTTAGCCCTAGATATGTGTATTTTTACTTCTCTTCTTATAGCCATCAGTGTCTCGTTTTATCTTTGCTTTCCATTTGAAGTTTAACAGCGTCGAGTACTTCTTCTTCATCAAGTTCTTCTGGATCTATTACATAATCTTCATTCATAGAGTTCCAATCAGTATTAGCGCCTCCTGCTATATTGCCTAACATATCTGCTTGAAAGAAAACTTCTTTTCTAGTCATACCTTTTTCTTTAGCAATATCATTAATGACTCTGCCCCAGGATGCGCCAATCAACATGGTTGCTTCATTGGTACTATTTTCCAATACGTCGTAAGTGACGCAACAAACATAGGTCAATAATACTTCTAATAATTTATGGGGACTTTTAATCTCTCCCATTCTTTTGTTGAATGACATCATGTGCATTCGTAATTCTTCTAACAATTCCTTCTTGGAGATCACTTCCAAATCTATTTTGTCTTCTTTCATATAGCACCTTCGCTCTCTTTAATCTGTTTATCGAAACAACACAGGCCGCAACTTCATCAAATAATTCAACTGGCAGTATGTGATTGTTCACCTCATATATTTTTGCTAACAACTTCTCAGAGTTAGCGACTAATTTTTTATCATCAATCATATTTGTTTCCTAATTTGTGCCTACCAAGACGATCTCTTATACAACCTTGGTAGGACTTACCGCGAAGACTAAGTGGTTTAACATCCGGGTTAAAGTTAAAAAAACCCGCTTCGACCGCCACTTAGAATTCGACTTTTTTGGAGTGGTCGAATTCTATGCCTACCGAGCTCGTAACGCCGCTCGTATTAATTAACTTGCTCGGTAGGACTTTTTTGGGAGATGACCCAGTTATTTATCCCAAGGCATAGCATCATCTTCTTCTTGTAAAGGTTTTGCCGCAGGCGCCTCCTCTTCAGATGAAGATCCTTTTGCTAAGTAATCTTGTATCTTATTACTGTCCTCGTACCCATTTGTTCCAGGCTCAATTTTGATTTTGGCTTGGAAAGGATTGTTAATCATTTCATCCAGGGCCTCAGCATTAAAACTGACATCAGTGCTTAACCCTAACGCTTTACGCCAAGCTTTAATTTTCCTAGCGGTTACGGTTACAGCATTACCTTCAAGAGTAAAATACTCCCAAAGTTTTCTATTAGAATGGCTTGGACCGAGTACTTGAAACTCGATTTCAACCATTGCATTTCCAGCTTTAGATGTTCTCTTTTCCCATTTGTTAGCAACTAATTCATAGTTGCCAGCAGGCATAGGTTTAAAGTCATCTTCTTGATCAGGCACTTCGCCTAACATTATTTCAAAGTCATCACTCATGATAAATTTAACTCCTCGCGAAGACATAAAGTACAACAAAGAAGGCCTTTGTATTTATACCCACCGTCTAAAATTTCTTCTCCACAGTGGTCACACAAAATCTCCTCTGACACTTTATGCCTCCGACAGATTTTTAATTGATTTTTTATATTCGTCGTAAAACGAATCCCATTTGAGTTCTATCTTATCTGGAAGAGGAACTCGTCTCTTCGCGTCAAAGGCGGGAGAGAACTTCGTAAACAACATAGGATCACCCATGGCAAGTGCCCTTGTCTGCTCGTTGAAGCCCTTCCCCTCTTTCACAGTACGAACCTGATGGTTCGCAAAGAAATTGAAATCGACCCATTCTCTAATGATGGAAGCTGTCTTGTTGTGCAACTTCAATTGATACCTATCGTAAGGCTCTCTCTCCGGGTCGTTAAAAGTTCTAATATCTACATGCGAAAGTAAGATTACATTCATCTTCTTTTTATCATGCAAGATATCCAAACCTCTTAAAATCTTTCTAAACTTTTCTCTGGCCGCAGTGTAGCCCTTACCGTAAGTAATCTCTTCGATGCCAGATACATTTTTTTCTTCGCACACTGCTTCATGAGTAAGAATTTCTGCCCAGTCTGTAGTATCTAGGACAACTGTTTTACGATCATGATCCATAGTGGCAAGTTTCTTAATGCAATCAATAATGTCTTGATACTTTTCACACAATGGAAACTTCTTAACATTTAAGAATGCTGTACCTTTCTCGGTACAAATAAAAACTGGATTGGGAGCTTGAGAGCCGAAGGTACTTTTACCTATGCCATCTACTCCACCAACATTCATTCTCACTGGCCCTGGCTCCAAGCCAGATAATAATTCATCTTCAAGACTTGGCATTGTTGTACCTCCCTGGAATTGTTTCTGTACCTAATTTTTTTACTGTGGAAACAAAGTCTATTAAGAAATTAGCTTTGCCTTTGGTTCTAGCATGTGGTTCGATTTGATCTCGATAATAAAACTGCATAAGACTTTTGTGAGTCATGCCTGAGATCTTTGCAATGTGAGCAAAACTCAAACCGTCTGCTCTTAAATAATCTACTGCTCTTACAAAATCATTAATGTTGAAATAATGTTTTGCATAATAGTCGTAAGCTTCGGCAAACAACTTCTCTTTGGACTCGCTTTGTGCGGAAGTCATCTCTATTTTTTTACTCATTTGGTTTTCCTCTTTTCAACAAAGCTGACGTATGGACGATCTGATATCTCAGTGGTCAAACCTTCAGCTAATTTATAGTAGTGGGATGGATGTTGTTCAGCTAGAGTAGAAGTTTTTCTTTTGTCTTCTTTATACTCTATTTGAAATGGCCAAAGATTAGCTGGCACCTTGCCTTCGGCATGTATCTTTGCAACATAGTCTTGATCCCAAGATTTCTTCAAGCGATACTCAACTTTAATATCAGAGTCAAAGTCATCAAGCGTTACGCGATGAGATCCCCCGGTATTGCTTAGTTGAATTACTTGCTCGTTTACTCTTGGGTGTCTTGCTATTGCAATATCTAACTCTTTAGATTCCTCACGGAGTTTCTTTTGCCACAGCAAATTCTTTTTCTTTCTTTCGATAAGTTCTTGGAGTTCGTCGAACTCGGTTTTCTCTTTTATATCGTTCATAAAATCTCTCTGTAAATTTGTTCATTGCCAATTAAATAGATAAAGATTCAGAATGTCAAACACTTTTTTAAATTAATTTAGACAAATA